CCTTCTTCATATTTAGCATGACCATATTTAACATTTGATAATATAGCATCAAGGCCAACAAGTTTTGATTCTTCTGCAGTAAGTTCATTTTTTATTGCAGTAAATTCATCAAACAGTAATTTTTGTTTGTCAGAATCTAATTTTATTGGGGCTTCTTCAAGTTCTTCTTTAATAATAGCATAGCCATTATCTTTAAGTAATTCTGTTGCTTCTTGTAAGTTCATTTTAAATCCTTTATTAAAAATTATTTAAAAATGCATGCATTATTGCACCTTTTTGGTAAATAGCATTACATTCTTCATAAACTGCTTTTTTGCTTTTTAGTTTCTTAAAGTCTTCTTCAGTTAATGGATTAGGATCTTCAGATTTCCAACCTAATTCCCATGCTTCCTGTAGGTCTTTTTTAGGGGTATCATAGTCTTTGCAATAACGTTTTAAAACAATTTCACCAATATCTTTACCGGTATCGTTCAATTCTTTTTCAGAGAGAATGGTATTTTGATAGCCTATTTGGACGGTATTCTGTGCCCAAGAAGAATTTATAAGTTTAGAACGATATGCTAGATAATCATCGGCACTATTAAAACGTATTTCAGATTCATTCATTACAGGTTTATCTATAACCTTGTAATGATTTTCTTTTAATATAGATATAGCTTCTTTTAAGTTCATAAGAGTATTCTTTAAATATTAGAGTTCTTCGTTAATTCTATCAGCAGCATCTTGTGGAGCAATAAGACCTTGATTATAAAGGTCAGCAGCAATTTGCTTTGCCCTTGGTAAATCTTCATCATCGAGCATACCACCATCTTCCTGAGCTAAAGATAGAGCCTTAGCAATATAGTCTTCTTCAGCATTTGGAACTATAGTTTCGATTTCATCATCGTCAATCGGTGCAAATTCCATTTCATCAAAGAAAAGTTCAATCTTACGGCCAGGTTTCTTTTCTTCTCTGACATAACCAAGTTCCTTAAGAACTTCAGACCATTGTGTATTTTTGTATGTTCTTAGGCGAGACTTTACAAAAGCAATTTCACGTGGAGTCAAAACTTCACCATTCTGAACTTTTTCTGCTAATGGAGAAAGATAAGCAGCATCAGTTTGGTTAAAACCCCTATAATTACGTAAAACGGTACGTCTACCTTGCTTTTCGAAATCTACCTGACGTCCATACATACCAATGAGAAGAACAATAACGAACTTATCATTTTCCAAATATTCCTTAATTCGCTGATTAAGCTGGAAATTTGATGTATAAACATCTTCCTTTATGATTTTATAACCGTGTTCTTTAATAACTTTAATAGCTTCTGCCATTTTTTTCATAATTTAATCTCCTTACTATTATTTATAAGATAAAAACAGATTATATCCGATTATTTTGAGTTATAAATAATAATAGAAAAAGGAAAGCTGCATATGATTATAAAAAACGGTAAAGTACTTGCTATAAATTCAGTAAAACATGATGATACTCTTAAGGGTAATGGTCTTAGCGGAACGCCATTAGGACTAAGTGAAACTGTAAAACAGGTAATAGAAAGTAAGCAAAATAAATTATCTCCAGCCGATAATACTATTGCTATTTCTAATGACAAAATTAAGGTTAATACATCTGGTATTTCTGCTCAACAGATTCATCCGTCTGTTTTTGACCCGTATGCTTCTAAAACTTGGGTTAATGAACAAGGATTTTTAAAACAAGTAGCCCTTGAACCATATGCTTTATCAGCTGATGTAAGACGTGAATTTGATGCCTCTGCAGCATGGGTCAATGACCGTTTTGAACATATCCCTGGTGCTGAAGCTTATTATGGTGGCAATGGAATTAATGTAGATGGACACAAGATTGACCTTACTGCTGATGTTGTTTCTCATAATGAATTAACAGAAGCATTAAATCCATATGCAACTCAGGAATGGGTTGAAGGACACGGCTATTTAACAGATGCAGATTTAAGTGATTTTGCAACAAAAGAATATGCACGTCAAGCTTCAGCTGCAGCTGTTTCTACTACTCAAAGTTGGGTAAATGATCAGGGTTATTTAAAAGCTAACGCATTAGACCCATATGCAAAAACTTCAGATGTTAATGCACAATTTAATGCTACTTCTGCTTGGGCAAATGATAAATTCCAAGTTAAAGGTGATTATCTTACAAGTGCAGATTTAAATAATTATTATACAAAAGATAAAGTTTATAATAAAGAAGAAATTGATACATTACTTGCAAATTTTGGTGGTTTTAAAGTAGTATCTGGTGATGCACAACAAAATTATGCACCATCTTTAGATGAACACGGTGAATTATCTGACCATACAAAGCCAAATGAAAAAACTATTTACTTGACAAAAGTAAGTACATTGTTAGAAGATAATTATAAAGAATGGATTTGGAAAGGTGGATCCATCTTTGATTGCATTGGTATTGCAACTATCGATTTACAAGGCTATGTAACTGATGAAGAATTAGCGGCAGAATTATTAAAGTATTATAAAAAATCAGATGTTGATGAGATGTTCCGAGTAACTTCTGCTTGGGCTAATGAAACATTCCAGCCTATTGGTGAATATGTTAGTGCATCAAAGTTAAATGAGTATTATACAAAAACAGAAGTTGATGCAGAATTTAGAGAAACTTCTAGTTGGGCTAATGAAACATTCCAGCCTATTGGTAAATATGTCAGTGCAACAGACTTAGACAATTATTATACTAAGTCTGAAGTTAATAATCAGTTTGAAGATTTATCTGCTACTGTTTCTAGCGAATATGCTAAGAAGACAGATATTCCAGAAGTTCCAGTTTATACTGCAGCTAATGAATATATTAAGATTACTAATGATTATGGTGTTTCTGGTTATGACTGGACAGATAAAATTAATACAAAGCAAGATGTTTTAACAATCGAACAACTTTCTGCAATTAGTTCTGTAAGTTCTGTTCAAGTTGTTTCTGGCAATTGGGTTACTTCTGCTTCTGATATTATCAGTGCTGAGGGTTTAGCATATTTCTTAGTCAAGGACGGAGATAGTTCTAAGTGGGAAGGTGTTAATCTCTCTACATTGGGTAGTTCTTACGATGTTACTTCTGAAGATGATACTTTATTACATGTTACAACAGCAGTTGATAATGGTGATGTAACATATACATTAAGCGCAAAAGATTGGACTACTGAGCTCGATGAAAAACAAGATAAACTCACAGAAGAACAAATCGAAGCAATTAGCTCTGTAAGTGCAATTCAGAATACTTCTGGAAATTGGGTTACTTCTGGTATTGATACAATCAGTGACCCTGCTCTTGCTTATGTTTTGGTCAGGGACGGTAATAGTTCTAAATGGAATGGTGTAGATTTATCTACATTAGGAAAAACATATAATGTTTCTTCTGTAACTGAAAACTTGCTTACTGTTTCTGCTAAGACAGAAGATAACCAAACAACATATATTTTAAGTGCTGCTGATTATCCAGAAATTCCAGAAATTCCTGATATTGTTGGTAGTGGTCTTGAAGCAGAATATGATGATGTAAATAACGAATATCTTGTTACAATGAGTGCAAGAGGTAATAATGGTATTTCTGCTGCTTATGATGATGAAAATAATGTTTGGGATATTGGTTTAAGTGCAAATAATTTTGCATATATGTATGATTCTTATACAAACGGCTATGTTGGTGATGTTAGTGCAAATACAATTCTTAATTTTAGTGGAACTAATCATAATAATATTACAGTTGATCAAGACGGTTATATTATATTACCAGAGACCGGTAATAAGTTTACTTTCTGTATAAATGAATATATTGATAATAATAACCCTGGAACACATAGTTACTTATTAAATAAATTAACATTAAGTTCTGATAAAGGTGATAATCTTGCTTCTACAATGACATATTATCCAACCGAAGTTGGTGCAAGTAATGCAACATTGGCAATTACTATTGACCATTCTGTAGATCCTACAAGAAAATATGCGGTTGTTTATGAAGGAAGTACAATTCCACTTTCTGCATATTTGAATGCAACTATCAGCGTTGTTGAAGAAGTTTCAACACTTGGTATGATTAATCGTGGTGAAAGCGACGTTTATGTAGGTGATAAGCCAATTAATGTCAATAATGATACAAGACATATTAGCCTTGGTTTTGATACTGGTATTTTCACATTAAATAGTAATCAAGAATTAACACTTAATGCAAATGGTACTGGTGGTGGTGATACTCCAGTTGATCCTGTTGCATTTAATAAGTTACTTAATAGCATTAATGGTCGTATTGTTGAAACAATCCCTATCGGTGTTATTAATTATGCAACTGCTCTTAATAATAATTATTCCATTGCATATCTATTCAGACCAATGATTGAATTCGATATGACACCTCAGACAACTGCCAGATTTATTGCAGGTAATGCCAGTGCAGGTAATTCTACTGTCATGATTGACGTTTATGAATTAAATGAATCTAATTACACAATAAATCTTATGTGGTGGAGTGAAACTAAGACATTAACTACATCTAAGGGCGAACAGGTATTAAATGCAAACAATGGTTGTACTCAAACAAAAACAATTTATCCAGATAGATTGTATTATGCTAGAATTATTTGTACTGGACAACAGATACAACAGTTATTAGGTATAAATAATACAGTAACTGAAGATATAGGACCTTATGACCTTGTATATGTCAACGACCATCCAGACACTAATCCATTTAACTTGGAGGGTAGAACAGTTAATAATCTTGGTGTTGTTGGAAATGCTAGCTTTAAACCATATATCGGCTTTAAGAATACGTAGGTAAGTAAATGATTACAAGTTATAATAAAAAGACAATTAGTGAAGGAAAAGCCGGTTTTACACTTGGCATTCCTGAATTATGGAATGGCGCTCATAATCTTTCTGGTCTTGACTGGAATTATTGTGTTGCACCGTTTATTGACAGAGACTTACATGAAAAATTGTTGGCTGTCACACAAAAAGAAATGGCACCAATCATTACTACTGTTACAATGATTCTTTCTTTAATTAGAAGCGGATATTTTTATACAGCAAGTTTATTGGTTCAACAGCTTGATGTTTCATCAAGCGCAACATTAACAGAAATTAAAGCTTGGTTACTTAAGACTTTGATTGAAGCAGACGATACAGAGGAATAATTTATGGCAGAATTGATAATTCAAAATCCAAGTATAACAACAGACGCCTTTGAATATGATGAAGCAGGGCGTGTTTCTGCTATTGCTGAACATCCTCTTGCTGGTGGAGGTGGTGGCACAATTGAAAAAAGTGACTTAATGTGGAAACCTAATGTTGGAAGTGATGGCTATGTTCGCTGGACACTCGCATCTTCTGCTACGACACCAGACGCAGCCTACATTTCTGGTGCACAAGGTCCCGCTGGTCCACAAGGTGTTTCTGGTAATCCTGGTAAAAATCCACTATTCCAGATTAACTCAGAAAATGCTCATTGGGAATGGAAATATTCAGGAGATGAGGGTTGGACAGATCTCGGAGTAGTAGCTTCTGGTGCTGTTGGTCCACAAGGTCTTTCTGGTGATGATGGTATTTCGCCAAAAGTCAGAATTAATAATTCAACTAATTTTTGGGAAATTTCTGAAGATGATGGTAAAACATGGACATCCACTAATGTTTCTGCAACCGGTCCTGCAGGTGAAGATGGTACAAATGGAACTAACGGTGTTTCTCCGACAGTTTCTACTTCTGCAATTCCTGGTGGTAACAGAGTTATATTTACTTACGACAATGGCGGAACTACTGCAACAGAATCAATCGATGTTATGAGCGGTGTTTCTGGTGCTAACGGTTCTGACGGTTTTTCTCCGACAGTTGTTACTGCTGCCATTCCAGTATCAGAACAATTCCCGGCAGGTGGTACCGAGGTTACTATTACAGATAGTGATGGTCAGCATATATTTAATATTTCAAACGGCCTGGATGGGCAAGGTGCAACAGTTAATCTTCTTGGTGGAGAAGGTATTGAAGTCACTAAAGTTGCCTCAAATTATACTATTTCTGTTTCTGCTGATTATGCAACTAAAGCTTATGTTGAAGCCGCAAGTGCTAATGCTTATAATGAAGCAGAAACTTGGGTTAGAAATCAAGGTTATTTGACATCAGTTCCTCCTGAATATGCCTTGACATCTGATATTCCTACAGCAGTTGCTCAATTAACAGATAGTGGAAATTATTATAAAAAGGCAGAAACAAGTGGCGCAACTGAAATTACCAATGCTTTGAGTACAAAACTTGATTCAACTGCTGCTGCTCAAACATATCAAACTAAATCTGATATGGCTAATTACTTGACAACAAGCGACGCTTCTACTACATATCAGCCAAAAGGAAATTATGCTTCTGCATCAGATATTGTTGGAATGGCTACTCAGACATGGGTTGGACAGCAAGGATTTATAACGAAAGATGCTAACGATTTAACATATTACTATAAGAAGACAGAAACAAGTGGTGCAAGTGAGTTATCTACTGAATTTGCAAAGTATGTTACCAAACCAGATTCTTCATTAGTAAATAATTATTTAGTATTAAGAACAGATAATGCTGGTAATGTAAGTGGTTGGTGTGACTTCAATGATCAATGTTATTCAAAATCAGAAGCATTAGGAACATTTGTTGCTACAGCTAACATAGACACTACAACATTATCAGGTGATGGTAAATCTGTAAGTACAAAACTAGGTGTAAAGACAGATGTTATTGCTACTACAGATTATGTAAATAGTAGTTTCTTACCAACTTCAGGTGGAACAGTATCTGGTGAAACAATACTAAGTGCCGCAACAGGAACATTTGATGGTAGTTATCTTAAATGTGTCAATGATGGTAATAATGGTTATGCCAGATTTGGTGTCGGTAGTTATGGTGGGGCTGTAATTAAAGCAGTAGATGGTAGTAATAATAGAGTTCAAGTAAATGTAAAAACAAATTCAAATAATAATGAATTAATTTCAGTACAAACAAATGATTCTACTATTGGTTATTTAATTCCTGCCGTAACTTCAACAACAACTGCTGGACTAACAAATGATGGTATTCTACATATTATTGTAGAGAGTTAATATGGCTAATGATTTTAAATTTGGAAATAAAGCAATACAAGACTTGTATTTCGGCAACAAAGCCGTTTTACAGGTCTATTTTGGTGATAAATTAATCTGGCAAAAATTACAAAAAATACTTTTAACACAAAACGATAATGTGGTAATTGAATATGAACCTTCTGCAAATGAAGAAATAGAACATATATCTTGTTTCTTTAACCCAACGGATGATAATAGCACACAAATCTTTTTTAAGATTTTCCACGAATCTGGTCTAGTTGTAGCACAGGTAGGAAGTGATAGTATTGACTCCCAGGTTACAGAATTATATGAATTACAAGGTCAAAAAAGAATTGTAACATTAAATCCAAAACTAACATTACGTGCTGGAGAAAAATACTATTTCCAATATACTTATAATAATGGTGTTCAAATTAAACCAACTTATTTCCAAGGTATGACTGGAAACTATAAAGTATTTAGAAATAATGAAAATAAAAATGTAGCAAATATATCTTCATTAGGTGATTATCTTGGTTATGTAGATGATTTAGGCGATTTTATGGAAGCATCTAATAATGATTTTATGGTTTGGGATGTTAATGGAGAAAACCTTACACAAGGAAATGTCTATGTTAGAGGCAGTCAAACTTGCACAAAGTATTATGGTAATTTAGGTAGTGGTTCGTATGGTGGTGCAGAAGCACAACAAATTTATTTTATGCAAGTTGGTGAAATTTTTAAATGGACTGGTTATAATGGTGCCGGTGATGATAGATTACATTCAAATTATTTTTATAGAAGATTAGACTATCCTATGAAACTGTATACAACAGAAGTTAATTTAAACAACTATTCAAATAATATGCAAAAAATAACGGCTGTTATTCTTGGAGCAAGTAAAAAGAATGATGATGAAAATACGGCCGGTGCTAAATTTACAGGTAACATTTGGGGATATGCTCCATACTTTGACAACATAATTTACACATTAAATGATGGATATACTGTTGATTTTGACTGGGCAGATGCAGATGCAAAAACACTTGTTTTGGAAAATGACCCTGGTACTTATGTAGAAAAAAGATTTTATTATATGAATCATAATAATACTGCAGGGCTATACCTTTATCTAAATGGTAATTTAATATTAATGAATGAATATAATGGTGCACATCAAGAAGGTCAATATGATAGAATCATTGACTATATAACTGAAGTAGATGCTCTTAATGCTGTAACAGAAGTAGGAACAATAACTTCATTTATTTCAAATACTTTTGATGGAAACTATTATTCAAATAATTTTAGACAAGCGTCATTAGAAACAACAAAGAAATTTTATCTACAAATTGATGGTAGAGAGGTTTAAAATGCATCAGTTTTATGCTATTGAAAAATTTACAAAAAAATTATTATATCAGTCAGCAAGTTTATATTTGCTAAAAGATATGATTAAATTTAAAGGACTAACCGAGAGCGATTGTATTATAACAGAGGATGTAGATATGAAGTACATATCACGAATTGTTTATGTGGATGGTGAATGTGTTTATAACAATAAAGAATTTTGGGTAAATTCAGCTCCTGAAATTTTAGAGAATTTTGAAGAACACGAAGTTCTTGATTTTATGGATAAACCAGTTGATAAATTTAGATTTGAAACTGAATATAATTCTAATTCATCAAGAATTTCAAACATTGATGGTGTAGCGGGCGAAGTTGACTATAACATCACAGTTGGTAACGAATTCATTTCGTTGTTCCGTGAAGAATGTATCTTCACTGACTTCCAGACGGTCACACCGCTTGACATCGCTCAGAAACTTCTAACAGTCATCTCGCTTGTTCAGACAGGTTCATTCCGAGAAGCAAAGATAGTTTTGAAGACAGTAGAGCCTGATGCATTCTTGACAGCTGAACGTTTGAAGAAGTATGAAGACATGCTTGATGCCGCTGACGCAATAACTTACGCAACAGCTGAAGATTACTTTTATACAGCCGCTGACATTACAGAAGAACAACTTGAAGAAACATATCAAAGAATTTATGGAATGTTTACTTCGGAAAAGAAAAGAACTGTAAAATATATTCTTCCACAACTTTCCGAAACTGATAAGATTATTTACTTGATTAGACACTCTGAAAGAGGAAGCGATACATCTCAGAATGGCGATTTAACAGATAATGGTATTACATTAGCTCAGAATTTTGGTAAGTTGATAACACATGGTTATGAAACTTCTAGTGGTGCCGTTAATTGTGAACCAAATAATGCACATTATTTCTCTACTGATTTTGCAAGAACAAAGCATACTGCTCAAATTATTGCAGAAACTAGAGGCGATACTGATTATGCTAGTTCTGACTATGAAAATATTACATTAATTGATAATTTAATTGCTGGTGATAAATTCTGGGATGCGCATACTTCTGCATTGAAGACATATGCTTATCATCCTGAAGATTTAACTGAATCTCAACTTGAATCTTTGGGCGTTTCTACAGTAGAAGAAGCAATAACTAAGAGACAGAACGATTTTGAATCTATTAACCAGAGCTTAATTGCATTAGCTGATAAACGTTTAAATGTAATGATTACACATGATTATTTCTTATATGTTTATCTTGGTGCTGCAGTTTATACCGATGAATCATGTACAAATCCGGCAAATGTTTGTTCAGAAGTGAATTATCTTGACGGCGCAGTAATTATTATACATGATGATAAAACTTATGAAGTATATCCAGTAGATTGCACACCATAATTAAAAATACATAAAATAAAAAAGGTAAGTCAATTAAGACTTACCTTTATATTTTTGATTTAAAATCGGTTATTAGCCAACGTTAAATTCAACCGGACGGGCTTCAGGACAGACCGGAATGTTGATGGTCAAGAGACCATTTTCAACCTTAGCGGTGAGTTCCTTCATGCTGAGGTTAGCCGGAACAAAGATCTTGATAGAGAGCTTACCGCTACCCTTGATCTTACGAACTGTGTAAACACGCTTTGCTTCAGCATCCTTTTCAGCGTCGGTGACTTCCTTCTCAACAGTTTCGATAGTAAGATATGCCTTACCGTCTTCAATGGTGCCCTTGAGCTTGATGTCTTCACGGGTCTTACCAACGACTGCAACTTCAATAGTGCTCGAACCATCTTCTTCGTGAATGATGTTGAGCGGGACATTGACCTTTTCAGCAGTGTCATTAAAAGATGCATCGAATGCATTGAGTTCCTTGAGAAGATTTTCAAAAATATTATTCATAGTATTCTATCCTTTCGAGACCTTACGTGTCTCTTTTCGTTTCATTGTTAAGACATAAATCACATTTGTGTATTCATGTTTTAATTGGCGAAACTAACCAATTAAACTCTTGTTAAACTCATTTTCGTTATATTTATAACGAAAATTTTTACGATGTCGCCATCATGAGTTTCTTGTAATCAAGGTAATTCTTGATAGCGAAAGATAAATTCTTTATGTTATTCAGTGTGTTTTCGATGAATTCCAAAAAGTATTTCTGTTGGTTGACCTGTTTTAGTTTTGCTACATAAGGAGTACAACAATTAATCTGAGAATCAATTTCTTTTGCTGTTTCCCAAAATTCATTGATTGAGATATTGTATTTCTTTTGTAATTCCACTGTATTTCTAGGTCTTTTGAAACACTTTGTCAAATCACCGTATAATTCCAACAATTCTACATTTAAGCTTGCACAGACATATTTTTGGTCTTGATACAATTTAATCCATTCTTGAATAACAGCTGGCAAAATATTATTCTTTTTAATAATTGCCTCCAAAGTATCAGGCATAGATAAATCTGTTTTTGCTTTTTCCTCAACTTGTTTAAACGTCTCTAAATTCATACCTTATTTATGTCACGCTCTTTGTAGCGTTTAATGCAATCGGCTACGAGCGGTCCCAAACTTCTGTAATATGTTTGGGTAGCGGTGTCATCAATCAGTTTGTAATCATCTACTTCCAAAGGAGTTCTTCCTTCGAAATTGAAAGTAGTAGAACAGCTTAAGTCTTTAAGATTGATGTCAGTTTCTGCGACATAAAGATGTAAATCTTTATACTTGGTATATAAGAACATACCACAGTCATAAAGATCAGATTCGGTAAGTATAATATTAGCTTCTTCTTTTAATTCACGTAAAGCTGTTTCTACATGAGTCTCGTTACCTTCTACATGTCCCTTGGGAATATCCCAATTACCGTCTCTATATGAGTGACAAGACGGATGACATGCCAAAAGCTTACGAGATGCTTTATCAATAATAATTACACCACAACTAATAGCCTTCATATAATTCCTTTATCACAAATATAGTAAAAACGGTTGGTTTTGTAAACGGTTAAAGATTTATTTTAAATATATTCCGGATGAGTATCTTTAATATGCTCATATTGGTTCATGAGACTAACATAAAATTCAGAAAGCTTGTCAATTTGCATATTAAGCGTTTTAGACTTGTCTTTTACAGTAGGTATAGATTCTTTCGCCTCTGCAAAAGAAACAAGTTTAAACGGCGTTTTAAAGCAATCTGGATGCGTTTCGCTAATACCCTTTAAAAGATTATACTTCTCAGTATAAAACTCCTCCAGGGTATGCATACGGTTAGTTAAAGTCTCATTAGTAGCCTCTTGACGAGCTACACTTTCGTTTAATGTTTCTGCCATAGAATTTCCTTAAATACTGTAGTTAGGATTCTTGACCTTGAACGAAACGTTATAGTCGTCACGAAGTCTAAGAACGAAACCTTCTCTCTTATGACTGAGGTTGTTACCGAAAACGGTATTTGCATCAGATTCTTGAAGCATGATGTCAGCACCAGAAACGAATACACCCTTGTCATTTACATGACCTTCTGGTAATTCGTAATTGTCATCAAGAACTGGAACGAACTTCAATCCCCATTGTTCAGCGAAAAGAACAGAATCTTCGAAATTCAACTTTTCCCACTTGAACAATAC